CCAATATCCTTAGCGGCTTTCCCTAGCTGTCCTGTTGCTACGTGGCGTGTGAATCTGGTCATCTGGCCAAGTCGAGTTGTTATCATCGACATAGCCTGACGGCCTTCAGCGGTTGCCACCCCGCCTTCGACAGCGTCTCCCATCGCGTCTACGAACTTGGCATACGCCTTGTTGTAGATGTTTGAATCTTGCGGGATCGCATCTGCGACCTTCGCAAGCGCATCGGTGTAAGACCCACTGAAGTTCCCGTAGGGACCAACAGAGGTGCGTCGACTGTTTCCAGTCTTATCACAAAAGTCAAACTCCATAGGGAGGTCATACGGTTTCGCTTGCCGGAACCACCTGCGGTCAAACCTCCAACGCTTGTAAACGTTAGGGGTTCCTGTCCATGTTGGGACGTCCCACAGAAAACCGGTTTTCGTAAAGGGACCTGTGATCGGTGCAGTCAATTTTCAACTTCCAATAAAGGAGATTGCAGACAACACATCGCCACTTAGTGTTTACGGTCGTTCGCAAACCCCTGACAAGGGTTTCGGGTCGAAGACCCACGACTTGAGACACTGTTCTCCAGGCCTTTAGCTAGGCCATCAGTGTTTCAGAGGTTCACTCTTCGGAAGAACCCGCTGGCAGGTCGCCAGACGGTCCGAAGGTGTCCGACTCAGCTCGCTGTCCAATGCCTTGAGACGCGTGCACCAACCGACTTGTTTAGAATCGATCGGCACCCCACTACTCCAATCGTCAACGTCCCTCACGGGAAGTTGAACAAATGGCCTCAGGAGGAAGGTCAATGCATTGGGGAACCAACTCTTCATCAGCGTCGCCCCCGAGGAGGGGGCACCATCAGGATCGACTCACGGATGTGGTCGATGAGGGCCTCGATAAACTCGAGGTCCTCCACGTTATCCGGCTTCAACTCTTCCACACGGGGATCACGCGAAAGCGTGACACCCCGGTCGCGGGCGAGCTTCAGCACTGCATCGTATTCGGACTTGAGAGTCTCGAGCGTGTGCAGTCGGCGCGGCAACAGCATGGCGAAGCCATACGTTGCAAGCCGGAGGAGCGGATGTGTGTTCATGATGATAACCTTTCACAAGGTTGATGATGAGCAAGTTGGAGGGCGTAACAGATCCAAGCGAGTCGCAATTACGGAAGGGCAAGCCCCTCCCCTCAGACTGTTTCGGTC